CGCCTGGCACGATCACGTCGCCATGGCTGTCGATGTTTCCAAAGACGGCGCCATAACCCTTGAATTCGCCGGTAACAGAGTCAATTTCGCTTGGCGCGAACTTGACCTGAAGATGTTCCATGGTCATGCGGCCACTTCCTTCGGATTATCGTCATTTGCGGGCGTTTTGGCCTGCCCACCAGCAACATTTGTCGGTTTCGGTAGCTTGGCGGCCTCGCCACCCATCGCATTGAAGTCTTCTTCCGCGCGAACCTCGTCCTGCGTCATCCAAGCCGGAGCGCCTCCAGAACCCAGAGCCTTGGCGTAATACTCGCCGCGGTCTTTATGGGCGCCGCGAAGCAGCGAGTTGACGTTAAATTTGGCGAAAAATTCCGCGTCTTCGTCGCCATCGAGCAGATCGTTGTCGATGGACTGCTCAATGCGGACGATCCACGGCATGAGCGTGTGAATGACATGCGCCAGAAAGATCTGCTCGGCACTGGCGAATGTCATCGCCTGGCCGGAATGCCCCACCATAGGGGGCAAAACACGGAACGAACGGCAGATTTCCTCGATCTGGAACTTGCGGGTCTCTAGATGCTGCGCATCGACGCCCGTCATAGACTGTTGAGCCCACTTAAAGCCCGAGTCGATGATAAACGGCTTGTGCTTGTTCGGGCCGCCGATCTGAGCGGCAATCCAAGCCTGAATCTGTTTGTATTTCTCCGGATCGATCTTCTGTTCCGTCGAATACGTGCCAGAGGTCTGCAGGCCGTTGGCGTGCATCTCGGCTTGCGTGTTCTCGGTGGCGATCGTCAGGCCAATAGCCTCGCGCGCCTGCCTTACCGCATCCAGGCCGCGCCATGTATCCCAAGACGGCCCGCGGATGTGCCACACCAGAGACTGGGGAAGCGTCATCGTGCTGCCGGATAGGTCCGTGACCGTGTATGTGATGGAATAGTCGTCATTCCGCGTGACGGTCACGCATCCGGGGTCGATCGGTATCAGTTCCTTGACCCGATTTCGCACGATATTCTTGTAGAAGAAGGCGTTTCCGGTCAGCGCAAGGTGGAAAATCATCGTCTCGCGAAGCGCGAAAGACGTCTGCCACTGGTTTGGCTTGCTGTTGAGCACCTTATAGAGCGGATGCTCTGGCGCCGGCACGCTTCCCTTGCCGTCTGGCAATTCCTTCATGACCCGTAGCGGAACCTGCGCGACACCTTCCGCAATCACCCTGATGCAGGCGAAAACCGTGCTGACGTCCAGCGCCCGCTCCCAGGAAACAGGAACGCCGGCCTTTGAGGTCCTGGCACCGAAGAAATCGAGCCACACGGGGTCGAAAGACACGGCTTTTTCCTCGGTCTTTCGACCGAGAAGCCTCGCAATGATACCCATCAGGCATTCCTTGTTTTTGATTTGCCCGATGGGCTAGGCGGCTTGCGCGGTGTAGTCAGCGGACGGATCTAGGACTTCCCAGAAGGACGTGCCGTTGCGCGCTTCAGGGTTTCGGCTCATCAAGATTGCAGCGTTGAAACAGGCGACAAGCGGGTCGATCTTGGCCCGGCCAGCAGTTTGCTTGGTGATCAGCACCGCACCGCCCCGGACCTCTGTCTTTGCATTGCCGACGCACCAGTTCATCAAGCGCGACCCTGAATGCCAGAACGTTTTGTTCTTGAGCTTGATTTCAAGCCCCCAAGACGCCGGGGACAACGCCGCACCTTGGCGAACTGCCGTCAGCACATCCCCCTCTATTCCCCTTGCCGAGAGTTCATCGACAAGAGCGCCTATGCCAAAAGGGTCTAGTCCGACGCCGTTCGCGTCCGGGAGTAGTCCAGATTTCTTGATTCGCTCGACGATGTTGGCGGCGTCAGTTATTGGCTTGAGGGCGTCCTTGCAGATGACGAGATCCCCGTCTTTCGCAAAGTCGTGCAGAACCGAGGCAATATCCTTTCGCCTGGAAAGCACATCGTCGTGCGCCCACGCGCAGGTCCAGCAGAGCCAATCTCGGGTCTTGCTGTCTCGCCCTACAACTGCGAGGCCGAAAAGGTCGTCCAGCCCGCCGCCGTCGATGCCAACGGTGACAACTTCGGAGCGCTCAATAAGAGAGTCGAGCGTTAAGTCTGACGCGCCACCTTGCCAATAGTCTGCACCAGGCCACCGATCGGCCCGTAGGTTCAGGCCAATCTCGACGTTGAGGTGCTTGGACAGAAATGTCTGCTTGGAGTCACCCTCGCCCGTCAGAACCTTTTTTAGCTCGTCTGCGATCCACTCCTTACTCACCGACCGCCCCATATTCGGGTTGGTGATGTAGAAGTTTTCAGGGTCCAGGTATTCTTCCCGCTCAATCATGGCGCGCGGAAACTCATAAAGGGCGCCGAGGCTCTTGTTGTCCTGGATGTCTCCGTCGCGGACAGATCGGTAATAGTTCAGCTTGGCTTTGAATACCCCGGCAGGCGGCTCGTCAGACTGAGTGGACAGGTAAATGACGAAGCCTTCCGGTCTCGACACAAGGCCGCCGGTCGCTTCACGCAACATTGCATCGGCCTTTTCCTTTTTCCCGAAGAGCCACAACTCATCGACCAGGACAAAAGACGCTTTTTTACCAGAAACCGTGTCACTGTCCGCAGCCACGACCTTGAGCGTCGCTTTCGTGGCGCGGTGCGTGATCAACCGGTAGTGATCCTGCGGGTGCATGATGCGGCTCAACTCTTCGTCGGCTCGGATCATGTCAGACGCCGGCTTATATGCGTTGTCTGCAACTTCCTTTGTGGGCGCTAAGATCAGCAGTTCGGCAGACTGTCGCCAATTCCTGACAAGAGCCGTCACCATGATGCCGGCCGCCAGCGTCGACTTTGAATTCTTCTTGCTGATGAGCAGAAAGAATTCCCTAATCAGCCGCTGGCCGGTCTGCGTATCGTAAGCCCCGAAAATCGCAGCGACGAAATCGAACACCCACTGCTCGCAGGCTTCCCCAAATGTGGGTTGCCCAGGAGCATCGACGATGCGCAAAGATTTGAACACCGCCAGCGCCTCTTCCGCCTCTTCCTTGAAGAGTGGTGGAGGAACTAACGACTTACGTGCCCTAATCTTTTCTTCCCAATCGGGGCAGGCCGTTGTCCATTGCATCATCACCCCTTTGGCGGCGCCGGGACCGCAAACCTGCCATCCCCAGCAAGCCGCTCGGCTTCCGATTGCGCTTGCTCTTTCTTGCCGCCAACTGCATCGGAGGCTTTGGCGTGAACGTATGGGGCCGCAGCGATCGCCATCCTGTCGCGGCGCTCGCTATCGATTTCGTCGCTGTTCATGACGGTCAGCATATAGTCAAGCGGTGACATGCCGGATTGGCGCGCCGCCTTCTTTATGTCGGGCGCCACCTTTATCGGCTTAGCCCTTGGGGTTTTCGCGCCTTTAGGGCGCCCTGCCCCAGCACGAAATCCGCCGCTGGCCATGGCCTCTACGCCTCCTCGAAAAAATCAAAAATGGAAATTTTAGTTTTACGTGAGTGGGACGCGGGTAAGTCGGATCGATGCGGTCCAGACATTCGATGCCCCCACCCCTTCACCACCAGACGCCTGCAGGCTCAGCCTGCTCTTCCCGCTGCTTCACAGTTGAGTGGCAGACATCACACAAACACCATAGATTGTTGCGATCCCAGAACAGTGCCGCATCGCCTCTGTGCGGCCTTCTATGATCTGCTACTAACTTCGATGTGTCGTTCTCGATACGAGCGCACATCTGGCACTGGAAGGCAGCCTCAACCAAAACATCCCATCGCATAGTGCGCCAACGCTTGAGACTATACCACTTGCGCCAGGGCGCCTTCTGGGCGCGCTCCTGGTCACGAGTGATTGGCTCTGCCTTACCGATGGTGTGCCGTGCCGAAGATAGGAGGGGTTTAAGCGTTGATAGCTTCGTCATGCTGAGAAAGCGAATAGGCTAGGCTGTGTCGGAGCCGTATCGCTCTTCGCTGCGTTGCACTTGCGGCACAAGCACTGTGTGTTCATGTAGCTATGCGCTCCGCCAAGGGACAGCGGCATGATGTGGTCAAGCTCAGGAGCCCTGTCGTCGTACGTACCGCGTAGTTTACGAGGCGTCATTACCCCGCACGACTGGCACTTCCACTTGTCGCGCTCGAACACCTTTATTGGGTTGACGTTCTCGATAGCTTGAGTGCGCAGTCTAGCGCGCTCCTTCTTTCGAGCTAACCGACGGACGTTGCGCTTGGCGCAGGCGGTGGAGCAGTAGACACTCCTCTTCTCCCCGTACACGGGGGAGAACACTTTGGCGCACTCAGCGCAAGGCCTTGGTACGCGATCCACGTTGTCATTGGCAATGGATGCCGCCCTTGCCCTCTCCCTTGCGTCAGCCCTGATACAAGCGTCAGAACACAGACGTGAACTATGCGCCTTCGCCTCAAACCTCACGCCGCAGCACTCACATAGCTTCCGAAGCACGGTGAATGATACAGGCACAACTATGGCCGCACGGTCGCTGAAGTTGTCGAATGCACAACGTCTGCAGCAAAACCTTGTTCGATCAGAACGCTTCGGCACGAATGTCGCCGAGCACTGTTCGCATTCATATGAGCGTTTGATTTCGTATCGATCGTGCGCTGCGCTGGCTCTGCATGTCTCTGAGCAGAAGCGCCTATTCGGCTTAGTTACGGTAAACTGAGCAGCGCAACGTTCGCACGTCCGAAAATTATCATTGGCGGCAACTGGGCCGCCGAAAAGCTCATCTAACAAGGTCTCGACTCCTTGACGACCTCATGTAAGCGGGTGAGCCGAAGCCCACCCGCCGAGACCAGCGCGAGAGGTCGAGAATCGCGCCGGAACCAGAAAACAAAAGCGGCGACCTCAACCCGTAGGGAGGCCGCCGCACGATCGCCCATGCTGCGAGAGGAGGCGCGCAAGGGCAATTAGGGTTGGTGGCGCCGCGACTTCCACGCGGTGCGGAGTATTGCCGGCCGGGCTAGGCTCACACCACCAATTGTTCGAGCGGCCAGACGTCACAGGCTGGACTGCGCCGTGGGAGCGACCCACGGCAGGATAGCGCGCTCTCGTCGCCACGTCTGGCGCGTGAGGAACGAAGATGCTTGGGTAACTAATGGTCCAGCGCCCATCGTCGAATAGTTACCCCACGTTCAGCGGCTGCAACGAAGTGCAGCATGACGCGGGGGCGAGGCCGCCTGGCCCCTTCATAGTGAAGGGGCATAACAGCCGCAAAAAGTCAGGTCACAGCGCGATAAAGTGCTGGCGGCCGCCGCCAAGCTGACAACGACCGCCAAAAAAAGCGCGCTACGCCGCCCTCGCCTCCTCGGCCAACTTTCTGGCCGCCAAGTAGTTGCAATTCGCTGCGATGAGGAGCCGCCGGCCTGCTTCGATGGCGTATTTCCCCTTGTACCCTCGGGTCTCACCAAGCTCCTGCAGGCTCTTCGCCTGAGAAGCGCGTGTGAGAATTTCAACGTGCTCCTCCTTCATCCCTTGCAAAACCGCGTGCCATTCGTTCCGCTCCTCCAGCGCCGAAGCAATTCCGTTCCATGCTTGCGACCCACTGGCCCCGGTCGCCACCTTCACCAAACCGGGGAACAGGTCGGCGAGGTTCCGTGGTCCGGCAGGAAAGCCGTCGGTGCACTTCGTCACAGGCGGCATGACTGGCGTATTGGCGATGGCGTCGGCCAACCACTGCCGCGCCTCCTCCTTCGTCTTCGGGCCCGTATGCAAGGACCGCGGCTTCTTTTTCACGCGGCGAGCGGGTTGGCCATCGAAAAGCCCCGGAGGGTC